CAAAAGATCAAGCGTGACTATGGATTTCCACATAGTCGGAATAACAACGCTGAATTTGCGATACTCAGGACCGTTCATTTATTCTTTTTATGAACTCAAATAGGTTCCCAATAAACTTCTTCATTCCCACATGTCCGCAAGTCATGTGAGGGTCCAGCCAAATATCAAATCCTGCCTTACGCAATTTATCGCAAAGAATAATATCTTCAGACCAAATCTCTCCATCAACAACCTTTACATCGAAAACCATCCTGTTTTCGCCTCTTTGGCACATATACGGCTCACTGGATTCCCATACAGCGTTAATCGCCTTCTTGCTTAATTTAAGAAACCCAGTTCCAATTCCCTCGCATTTGATGAGGCCGTTTTCGTGAATTGTTGTATCGCTGACCTTGGCTGCGTATAACTCGGCATTATCAGTCTTTTTTCTAGCTGTGCCGCCAACAACATCTTCTTCTCTGCGGATTAAACTAATAACCCATTCTGGATTCCACTCCATATCGGCGTCGATGAAGATCATTGCGTCAACATCGCACTCAATCGCCATCTTTACTAGGTCATTTCTGCATCTCTGAATTAAAGCATCGTTGCCGATAAATACTGGGTAAATCCCGATCCCTCTCTGCTCTCCGAGTCTAACCGTCTCAACAACAGAAGAAACATATTCGATGTCCGCCTTGTTATACGCACATGGCGTTGCGATCATTATTTTCATATATTATTGTTAAACATAATCACGCTTCATTGCGTCTAGTCCGTTTCCTTCGGAATACCAGCCTTTGCCTGTATAGACATCAAGGACATCCTCGAAATACTTCTCATACATCGGGGCTACCTTCTCTAGCGTGAAGTTCTCTCCGAACTTGCGGCAGTCGGCGGGTTTGATCTGGTCAATATTTTTGATCGCATCTACGAAGTCTCCCATAGTCCGGCAGCGATAACCTGTCTTCCCGTGGATATTGTTCTCCGCGAAGCTGCCCCAGTCAGTCGTTATTGTTGGTGTTCCAGACAGGAGGTTCTCGATCTGCACTCCTCCAAACGGCTCGACATACATACTCGGCAGGAAACTAGCCTTGGCTTTCGACATAAGACGCTTGCGAGTCTCGACATCTGCGTATCCGATATACTCTACATGATCCGGCAGCTTGTAGCCCTCTTCTTTCTGTCCTGCGATAATTAGCTTAACGCCAGCAATTTCCGTAGCTTGGATAGCAACATTAACTCCCTTGCCGTTATAGACTCGCCCCATATACAGGAAGTAGTCTTCTTTGTCTGCGGAATATGTAAAATCTTCTGGATCGAAATAGTTAGGAATAACTACATCATACCAGTCTTGGCGGCATTGTCCTACATTCTGCAACCCACAGAAGGCGTGATAGATCGCATAGGACTCAAATACTTTCCACCTAGCCCAGTGTCCACCTGCGTATCCGATACCCGGCTCTACGACGATCATATCAGGATGAGCATCGCATATCGGTCTTACTCCGCTACCCCAGAATGGGAGTAGGAAATCGTTCTTCTGCTTACGCTTACCGATCTCACGGATAGCGTTCTTATAGAATGTTTGATACGCATCATCCTGTGTATTGTATGTAAAGAACTTACTGCGCCAGTCGTGCGTTCCATACACTCGCATGAAGTCGTCATTCGTGAGGACCGATACATGTTCTGTGCAGGGAAGGTCGCTATCTTCGTGTCCGTAGTGGATTACTGTATGTCCACGCTCGGTCATCATCTTCCCGAACTTCACCACTTTTTGTGAGTAAGCGCACGCGTTGAACACTTTACTACTAACTGTGTGAGGTAATCCTAAAATATGGTATGTGTGTTTCATAATTATTTCCAGTCTGGAACTACTGATTTCAGTTTTGCTAATGTGCAATTGTCTCCGTCTGCTAGGTGACGATTCTCTTCTAGTGTGAGGATTATGGCTTGCGTCACATCCATAAGCCTGCATTGAGTCTGGATTAGTTCTGCGTGGGTGCGATGGTGAAACTTTTTTTCTTCCTCCAAATCCTCCAATGCCTCGTCGCGTTCACTTCTTGCTTTATTAAATAGTTGATCTTGAACCTTGTAAAGACCCCGCCGAAATTCCAAATCCTCCCGCGCCTCGTCGCGCTCGCGTTCAAGTTTCTCGCATTTCACTGTTAGCGTAGCTGCCAGCCGAGTCATCGGGTGATCTGCGGTAGCTGCGTTTCGGACGATTGCATCCGTCTCTGGTGTTGGTCGCTCGCTCATTTCTTCTTCCAATCTATTTGGTCGTAGTTATCCCAATACTTCTTCGTAATAGGGCGAGGTCTATCGCCCTTCCCTGCTCCGGTGGTTTGCGACTTCACGCTTTGAATGCGAGCAGCCCTATCTTCTGCGTTCTTTAGTTTCATAGGATTGTTATTGTATTCCTTCTCGGTAATATCGCCAGCCTTTTTTTACTATTCCTGATAATTATTACCGATCAGTAAATTTTATTGTTGAACAATTCTCTGCTCAAACCTCGCTTGATGCTTGATAAACTTCATCGGTATGGAAATCGCGGCGCCATGCCTGTTGTGCGTAATCTGCATCAAGTAGTCTTCTGGATTCTTCGACTCTTCGTCTTGAATGATTCGCGTGAAGGAATCGCAGTCCATGTAGAATGTCCTCGATTCACGGACGGCTCCCTGCTCGTTTAGCTGCGCGAGAAGGACGATGCAGACATTCAGTTCCTTTGCGACGATCTTCGCTGTTCTGGATACCTCTGCTACCTCACGCTCGCGGTTCTTGGGATCGCTGCCTTCCATTAGCTGGGCATAGTCCACCATGATGATCTCGACCTTATGCTCGGCGACTAGCCTCCTGCACCTAGCACGGAATTGGTTCACATTCATGCAAGCCTCGTCAACGATGTGGATCGGACGATTCATAGTCTCAGATATAGCTTTTGAAAGTCTCATGTGATCCTCCTTACGCAGCTTGCCGTCTAGCAGGTCTGAGAGAGCTATGTTTGAGATGCAGGCGATATGCTTGTCCATGATCTCCTCGGCGGACATCTCCATCGAAATGATAGCAACAGGAACATTGCTTTGAATGACTGGATTCGTCACCATCTGCAACGCAGAGGTTGTCTTTCCTGCCTTCGCAGCACCAGCGATTACATGCAGCGTCTTGGGCCTAAAAGCCCGTGTAGCCTTGTCCCACTTGCTTATGCCTGATGGATGCCCTCGGTTGATCTCTCCGTTCGTTCTAGCGGCATCCTCCCACCGATTCACGCAGGATGTGAGGACATCTTTAGCAACGCGAACATCGGTCTTGGTGGATACCATTCCGGTGATCTCTTTGCTAGCTGTTTCCTGTAGAGTTTCTGGATCAATCGTCCTGTCGAACGCATCCACAAAAATCTGCTTGCAGGTTAGAAGAATCCTCCTGCGGATCATCACATCTTCCATAGTCTGGAGATAGACATCCCAGTTGGCGGATGTAGGAACAACCGTGTATATCTCGGTGATCCCTTGCTCTCCGCCTGCTTCTTCCAGCAGACCCTTATTCCGCAACTCGCAGGTTAGCGTCAGAAGGTCGATGGCTTTTTTTTCATACCACATATCCACAATCGTCTGCCAAATGTGCTTGTTGGCGTCGAAGTGGAAGTGGTCCTTGTTCACGCGATCAACTGTTTTAGAGATGATCTTGTTGCTGTTCATTGCAGAGCAAAGGAATCCTTGCTCCGCATTTATATCATGCGGTAGTTCACGCTTCATAGGCAGCGTCGATTTTATGTAGGAACGCTAGCCCGTCAATACTATTTTCGCATTCCGAAAAGATTTAGTAGTTCATCTATTGAACTAGAGCTGCTGGGTGGAGGAATGTAATCGTCTTCCTCGACATCCGGCTCTTGATTGAATCCCTGTTTATAGCCTTCGTCGTAGGTAGTGTTGAAGAACTTTCTAAACCCCGAAGCAGTAAGCGTCACCTTTCCGTTTTCCAGTTGTTCGCGTAGTGCTGGATTCTTGGACAGGTAGTAAGCAAACAATTTGTCTTTACACATAAAAAAGAGTATTTATATTAAGCACATACATGAAAAAATACAACTCATTAAAATCATTTTACGATCAGCCGAAAGACGGCAAGAAGATCACGAAAGAGCAACAGCAGGCTCGCAAGGGTTTTACGAAGAATCGTGAGACTGGAAAAGTTACTGGAAAGCAACTCGGCAAACTAAATTACTGATATGGCTAAAATCGGACAATACAACTGGAGTCCTCGTCAGATGGAGCGCATCAACGCTCGTCGTGAAGCTAGAGGTCGTGAATCTTTGGTGAATCTAAAGAATATCAAGACTGAGGAAGATTTGCAGAAGGCTCAGAATTTGGTTGCTAGCTCTAAGGACACGCGCAAGCCAGTCACTATGCAGGCTAAAGCTGGAGTCACCGACATGGAAAAAGAAGCTGAAGAGCGCACTAGAAAGTTTAGAGAGAAGTTTAAGCCTAAAGGTTCGATGGCTGCTGAGTATGGATACAAGAGCAGTTTTCCTACACCGATCAGTAAGGGACTCCGCGAGACTGCTGGTAAGCCTCTTATTCGGAAATCGTGGGATGAGATGAATACTTGATTAGGTTTATCCCAAACCTGTCAGCTATCTCAATCGCAGTATCGTCGTGAGCATAATGTTCCCGATACACAACTTCAGTTATACCGTAGGCTGAAATCATTCTTAAGCAGTTCCCGCAAGGGAGCAATGTGCAGGCTAGTAGTCTGCATTCGTTTGGCCTGACATACCGCAGCGCATTCTGTTCTGCGTGAATAACGAACTTCCTGCGTTCATCTCTACTTGACCAGTATTCGTCAACATTAGGAGGAAAGCCGTTGTAGCCTACCGAGGCAACTGAGTTGTCGTGTCGCAGCAATACGCAGCCAACCTTCTTCCACGGGTCTTTAGACTTCCGTGCTACTACTTCAGCGATGCTTAACGCATATTCGTTCCAGTTCATATCGTATATTACTTGAAATATCCCTTTTTTAATTTGCTGTGAATAGCTGGCATTTTCTTAACCCCATTAGTTAAAGGGGTCCAGTTTTGATATTTCTCAACCATTCTTCTAACTTCATCTTCATTTAATGAAAACCATTCACCAGACTGATGTCTTGATATGCAAAATGAATGAAGGCATCTCTCCTTCAGCTTGCTCCCATCCATCTTTGCCTCAATTCTCAACTTAAATGGACATGATCCTTTTAGAGATTTAAGTCTTACATCTAATGTTTTATTGCTCTTGCTAAATCCTATTTTAACAAAATTACTTCCAACTGCTCTTATCACATAAATCATAAAAATCCTTTCTAAATAAAAAACACAATTTGTGGTTCTTTATTACGGTTCTTTATTACGGTTCATATTAGATGGGGTGAACGGGTTCACCCCTACCTACCAGTGAACGCATTCACCCCTACCATACCGTGAACGGGTTCACCCCTACCCCATCATGCTTCTTGCTTTTAGGTATGACGGAATACAGGATTTTTTTACTCAATTTATCAGCCCCAAGTTGCTCTATATTTATATTGTAGATGTTTGAAGTTCGCCTTCCCTTGCGATCAAATCTTTCTTCAATTTCAATTAGGCCGATAGCCTCAAAGGCATGAAGATATTTCTTTGCTGTCTGTTCAGATACTTTGGACATCTTGGCTATCCTTTTTATCGAAGGCCAACAAGCCCCGTCGTCGCTGGCGCAATCAGCTAACGCAATCAACACCAATCTAGCATTACCGCTAGTTTCGCTTTTCTCGAAAACTTCCGAGAGGATTCTTACACTCATAACAATAAATAAACCCCTCTGTTGGCGCATCTGGAGGTATAGAGAGTTTAAGCAAACAACGAGTGTTGCTCCAGAATACGCCAAAAGAAGGGTCTTGTTTATTATTCATTGTTGTTTGCTTTTATTTAACTCAAGGCTCTCTAGTTCCTCGATAGGACAACAATATGCTACAGCATTCATATGTCAAGCCTGTATAAAATCAAAAACCCGTCTCAATAGGTTAGTATCAAGACGGGCATTTCGGGCGGGTGAAAGATGAAAATACAATACACTATTTTCAACAAGCGTCAAGTGATTTGAAAGAAAAACTGCCTTGAATTTCTTTCAATATTGTTCAACAATAACTCGGTGAACGCATTTCATTCCGGTTGCATCGGAGATATTATCTACTCCATTCCTACGATGAAGGCATTAGGTGTAACGAACCTTTATGTCGATGATCGTCCGTGGACAAAGCCAATCGTGCATCGTATTGACGCATTCAAAAGGCTGATCGAATCGCAGGGAATCGAGGTCAAGAAGCATGAAGACGAAAATATCGACTTCGATTTGTCCACCTACCGCAACGGGGGAATGATCTACGGTGACACTATCGCTAACCGAGTAGCAAGATGGATTGGAGTTAAGATCGACTTGTCCAAACCTTGGATGCAGATTGACGAGAAGAATCCAGCAACGAAAGGCAAGATCGTCGTAAGCCGTGGTGCTAGGTGGCACGGAGAGTTCTTTCCGTGGAACAGGCTAACTAGCGAGCTAGGTCACAAGATGGTATTCGTTGGACTACCGGAGGAGCATCAGGACTTCTGTTCGCTATTCGGGAATATCGAATATTTGCCCACAATCGACCTATACGATGTCGCAACAGCTATTGCGGGTGCTGACCTATTCATAGGCAATCAAAGCTCGCCTAACGCCATTGCAAACGGAATACACAAGGAATCTATTATCGAGACTTGCCTATATGCCTTTGACTGCATCTACGACAGACCGAATACAACATTCTGCCACGATGGGATACTAAAGGTTAGATTTGACGGAATGACGGTTATCTCGGACAATCCTTCGCCAAAACACGGTTGGAAAATCGACATCTTTGGAAGAACGCTAAAGGCTCAAGACAGGCATATTTGTATTGCATTAGCTAGAGCGGATTGCTATCTTCGTGGAATTTACTACAATGTTGATCAGCTGACAGAACTTGCGGAGAAATACTAAATGGCTAACATCGCAATAAAGAATGGTAATGTTATATTGAAGGGTGGATTGGTTAGTTGCACTTGCTGCGCGGCTGGACCATGTCCTTCTTTCTCTAATCTCTGCGTTAATGGATTGCCATTGTTTGGTCCTACATATAGCGAAAATAACGGAGGAGTATGCACTTGGCAAACAGATAGCACCCAATGCTTGGATAATATTTTCACATGCTATGGGCTAAGTTATTATTTTACATTCCCTGATCCAAGTGTTGGTTGCGTTGGATCAGGATGGATTATTGTCTTTTTTGCAGACATGGGTGGAGGCGTTATCTCTGCTGCTGGAGCATATAAATGTGGCGACGATCCCTATGGAACTTATACGCTATTCCCCGGATCACCCGGACTAGCTCCAACAATAAGCTCTTGTTCGTAATGAATCCAAGCATCCACGCCACAGCAATAGAAAGAATGCGTATGCTCTCAGAGGCGGCTAGTAAATTTATTGGTTCTGGATTCAAATTACCAACATCAGAAATTTTAATGGAACGAGAATCTATTTGCCGTGCCTGCGATCAATGGGATGCACAAGCAATTAATGGAACTGGTCGCTGCAAGAAATGCGGATGCAGCACATGGGCTAAATTACGCATGGCAACAGAAAGATGCCCCCTCGGAAAGTGGGAAGCTGTTAGCGTTTAGGAAGGCAAGCAGTAGATTATTGTTGAACAACAGTATTGATAATAATATAGTTCCCGATTTATGCAGCCGATCAAGACAACAAACGCTATGAACCCCGCGCCAGCAAAGGGGATCGAATCATTTCCAACTCCGGTAATAGATGATGTTGTTATCTCGGAGATCGTCAATTCGTGGAAGGGAGATTACCAACCGCTGGAATACGGAACGCTGTGGAAAGATGTTCCTCACGCACCGAATCAAGGCAGCTTCCCAGAGCATAAGCTAGTTTACCAGCAACCGACCAGCGAAGACGGACAATGGATAAAGCGTATCTGGGTTAATGATCGTGTAAATCAGGACAGCTACAACTACGCAATTAAGTATAGCGCAGGATCGCAGGATCACCCGATATACATCAGGACATATATTGTTCCACGCGAAGGATACGCTCCACTGCCAGACGGAACGCCTGATCCGCTATTCCCGACAGCGGTATTGGTTGATGAGGAGGTTACTCGAAACGAAGGCGAGTTAGATTCTAAATACATCACCGTAACACGAGTCTACGAGACGCTTCCCGGTCCAGCGGTTCCTACGAGACGCTACAACGAACGAGGAGACTTGGAGACTGTAATCGTTCAGACTGTTCCTCCCAATACTCCTCCGACCGCAGACGGCTTGCTTGTTACTCAATCGCAAGTAGAGCAAGTAGAGACAGGTAAGGGCGTAAAGACAACTGCAACTGTTACAGATCATGCACTGCTTCAGATTAAAGAAAAGAAAGAAGGGTTGCTTGGGGAGACGATCACGACCGACGACATCGTTGATCCATCTACAAATCCAGATGCTTTATCTCAAACCGTAGTCGCATCTACTGTTGAACAATACACGGCAACAAAAGCAAGGAAGCGGACAACTACCGCCAGCGGGCCAACAAGCCTCAGTCAAAAGAGTAAAGATGGGAAATTACTTGGAGATACTACAGCAACAGAAAGCATTGTAGCGCCAAGCACTAATCCAGATGCAGTAAGCTCTACAATTCTTGCAAGCGAAGTAAAACAGGTTGATTCCGGTAAGGCTATCAAACGGAATGTTGTTCTTAACAGCACTCCTACGCTTTCGGGCGGGCAGACCGGAGAGGGATTACTTGGAACCAAAACCACCACTGAATCTATTGTCGCCGCAGGAACAGCGCCAGATGGTGTATCGCTTACTGTTATATCTTCGCAAGTAGAGCCTATTGATTCTGTAAGAAGCAGGAAAGCAACCATTGAATCTAGTGGACCAACATCCTTGCAAGCTACATCGCTTGTAGATAGTGCCGTTGGTCAAGTTCCAGCAACGGTATCTCAAAGCATTGTTACTCCAAGCACAACTCCCGCTGGAGGGAAATTTGTATTGCAGGATCAAATCAGTTCAATTGACGAAGCGAAAGCAAGAAGAGAAACGGTTACTGTTTCATCATATCCAAATCTAACAACATACGATTTGGACGAACAGCTTAATGTCGTAGTAATAAACGAGAGAACTGTAATAGATCACAACACGCCGTATGTTGCCCCACCGCTCGTTTTAACATCAAACGACAGGCCGATTGACCAATGGAAGACGCTTAGAATCACAAGCAGGATGGCGAATCTTCCGCCAACTAGAACTGAATATAAAACTCAGCAATTTACATTTCCAGCAATTCTTGACAATGTTATTCCTAACTCATTAAATCTTGGATTTGGAAGAGTGCCGATTAATGACACGGAAAGTTCTTTCGAGACTGGAATAAATCAATATGCTTCAGTTCAACCAGTATTAAGACCAGCATTAAGCATTCCAACTCAAATTAAAATTGTCACAACATTTTATTCTTCACAGCCAACTCCTGATGCAATTTTTCAAATAACAACTCAAAATGTATCATTTAACGGATCGTTAATTTCATTTAACTTTGGAGATGTCATATTAAATGCCCTAACAGTTGGTCCATTTGTCGCAAGCGATGATGATATGAGATATTCTGGATTAAGTGAATCTATTTCATTTCCAGCATCTATTCCAAATAGAACAACATACAACTCACTTATTGGAACAGAGGTTGTTACATTTTCTGATGTTGAATATTATAGAGCGGGAATTTGGTTTAAGAGAACTGGATATGTTACATTGAGATGATAGACGATTATCAATATCAACCACAGCCATTACCTCCCAAGAATGAGGGGCTGTTTGGATATGGAGGAAAACCAAACGAAGGCTCTCGCGGATTTCAAGGAGATATAGTCGATTACGGTGGAACTGGTGGTGGTGGAGGTTTAGGGCAAGAAGGGCAACAGGGACCACAGGGACCACAGGGACCACAGGGACCACCGGGAACACTCGTAAATGGTGTTCAGGGTGACATGCTTTACCATAATGGAACAGACTGGGTTACATTTTCAAAGCCATTATCAGACGGCATATTAACAATCACAGCAGGAGTTCCAAGCTGGATTGTTGCAAGCACTAAATCTTTAATATTCTATGATCCATCTCTTGCAAATTGGTCAACATTGGGCGCTCCAGCAAACACCGGAACATTTGTTCTTGGTTATGTTGATGGAGTTTTAGAATGGATGCAAACCACAGATTGCGGAGCGACAGGAGCAACTGGCCCTTAAAGCACAGAAACATTTTATTATTTACTTTTCCAGCTTAACATATAAATATAACTAAATTATGGCAACCACACCAGCAACATCAATAGGGTCATCATATCAAAGACTAGGGGGATCAACTACTGTAATCAAGCAGGGAGCAGCAGGGCCAGCATTAAGTGCATCTACTAGACAACGCTTAGACCTTGCTGAACAACGCAAGCTAGAAGAGGAGAAGGCGGCTGCAGATCGCAGAAAGCTGTCAGCAAT